ATTCCATATTTATTATTATAATCTTCAATTGCACCTGTATACATATTATCGTGTGCAACTGTAGAATTATATATATTATTTTTAAATTCTCTTAATCTATTAAATTCTGTAGATATTCCTTCCAATAATTTGGGAAACCATTCTATAGGATTCCATAAATATATTTTTCCAAAAAGTCTATTTAATGTTCTTTTAATTGAATTTATCATTTTTCAATCCATTTAAATTTAATTCCACAATATCTACAATATATATGTCCAGCTCCAGTGACGTGATTAACAGAATCACATTTTGGACACTTTATTACATGTGCAACAAACGATTGAACATATAAAGAATCTTTGTATGATATTTCAATTTCATTTTTCATATCACTACCCTATGGCACAGCCGTAAAAGTTATAGTTCCCCACTTTCCGAACTCACCGCCGTAAAAAGTGTAATTTGTTTCTGGTAAACTTGTTACTGTATCTGTTATTACAACCTGCGTAACTGTTGCCCCATCATTATCTGCCAAAGAATCTGCTAAACTTGCAACGTTAGCATTTGTCAAAACATTTTTTCGAGTTATAGAAACTCCCGTAATATATGGTTCAAGTGTATCAATGTAATCATCAAGTGCACTTTCAATTTCTGCTTCAAGTTCAGAATTACCGCCGTTAATAAAAACTTCAAGATCAAATGTGCGCCTTGAAATTGGTTGCACATCTAATATATCGCCTATTGGTTTTCGTATTGCTTCTCCAGTATCTGGATCGTATGTTAGATAATTTTCCAATTCTGTTAGTTGTGTAGTTGTTGGTATTCCGTCAGTCTGATTGTCAACTTTCCCATAAACTATAACAGTACCAGGTAGTGTCAAATCTGCATATGGCCCAACCCAAACAAAATTAGGAGTTTCAAGGCCGTAAAGCGCGTACCCACCTGGAGTTCCTGCATAGTTTCTTGTGCGATAACCAAGTGCAACACGTGCAGAGAAAGATATCTGTGATTCTTGATCTGCGCCGCTTGTATCTGTACTTGCAACCGTTGCAGTTCCGTCAAGTCCAGCATCAGTTTGTACAATATTTAAAACTTCTCCATTTGCAAGATTACCAATGTCGCCACTTTCAAGTGCAAGCAATGGAACATCTGCAGCCGTACCGGCAACTATGGCAGTTGTTGTTGTAACCTCATAGACAACATTATTTGAACCGATAAATTGAGTACCTGCTAAAACACTTACACCGCTCCCCGTTATGTCACATAAGAGTATAGCTTGAATCGCGTCGGTTGGAGATAACCCTATAAGGTCCCCCAAAAGAATAAGGTTTTGATAGTCAGCCGATTCAGGAAAAATTTGTTTGTAAACCCACAATGTAGCTTGATAATTCAAATATATCATTCCAGCAATTGCAGACGATAGAACCTTAACAAAAGACAATGGCAAAGCTGGAATTGTCTGACTGATTGATGTTTCAATATCTGATTGTATTCTATTTTTTATAACCGTAATGTTTGGTATTTCTGGTATTGCCATTATTAACTCCTTGCAAGATCGGCAGTGAGGTTGCCTTTTTCCCAATTTATAAAATATTTCAAAGTATCATCTGTTAAACTTTCAATTTCTATTTCCCAACCGATTCCATATACAGATAATATTTCACCTGTAACATTTATACTCTTCGCCATTTTCTCTTTAACCATAAATGACAGTGCTTTTTCAATTGCTTTTACGCCGTCAACTCTTGTTTTATCTGTTATAACATTTCTTTTTATAACTTCAGGAAAATCAGATTTCATTTTTTCAGATTCGTTTTGAGTCAATTCGTTAATCCAAGAATCTTCTCCGAAAACTGCAAGAATAACCATTGTTTCAAAACCATTTGTCATTTCAGGTTGGCCATTTTCGAATTTTATATCAAATGTTCCGTCGTCAAGTAGTTGTATTAGTATGTCGCCTGTATAATTCATTATGGTAACCTCACTTTTTCAACTTTAGCCGGATCAATGTCGGCTGTACTTGCAGTTGTTGTTGCAACTGAACCAGAGCATGGCGCCCCTGTACTATCCAATAATGTTCCGGCTGCATGAATATGATTATCAAAATCAGTTTTCAATTGATCGAATGCAGTTTTTAAGTCTTCGAAAGCAACCGCATAATCAGTACCTTCATTTATAACAACTTCGCTATCGTCATTCAAATAAATAGATGACAAAATAGTTCCACTATCATCTACAGAATAAATAATAACCTCTCCCTTGTCAAGACTTTTATCTATTTTATAATCATGTGTAGCAATAATTATATTTAAATTATTTACACTAAACATTACACCCTGGGTGTCATCTTGCGGACGTGATAATATACCAGGTGTGTGATAAATTTCAGCATCATCAATACTTTTTCCTAAACCTTCAATATCAGAATTTACACTTTTGCCAGGTGCACCCTGTAAAGTTTTTATAATTGCATTTTTTAGTTTTACTAACGTTGCCATTTATAACCTCTTGTTCCATTGCATTTTCGCTTCTTCTTCTGAACGACAATATGGCAATCTTGCACAACATAATAAATCTTCATCCTGACAAACAACACAATAATCGTTTGTGCTATCAACATAAAATATTTTTGCTCTACTGCCACAAAAAGGGCACGGTTTTAATTCTATCTTTGCCATGGCAATTCTCCCTCTGGAAATTCGCTTGTATATGATTCTGGCAATACAAGTGTCAACTGTGCAACTTTTCCATTTATTCATCGAATCCTTTTTTTATTTTTTCAACTAATTCACTATAATTCAAAACGCCTTTAGTGTGTCCAGTTCCGCGCACAACGTAAATCCCTGGCTCAATTTCTTCAATATATAAATTATCTTTTTTATTTATCTCTGCCATGGCAATTCTCCCTCTGGAAATTCGCTTGTATATGATTCTGGCAATACAAGTGTCAACTGTGCAACTTTTCCATTTTCTTGTTTTGTTAATGTAACTTTCTCAATTAAAAATTTTGTCTCATTGTATATGGAAACTTTCGGACAATATAAAGTTACTATCTCATTTTCATAAATCAAATTATTATTTTTATCACGCCAACCTGAAACTGTACAGCTAACCTTTGCCGATCTTGCAAGTGCTCTATTCCTTTCCCATTCGGCAGGTGTACCAATATCTCCCTGTTTAGTATCGTTTGCAGAAAAAATTATAGGTCGCTGTATTTGTATCGTTGTATCTTTTACGGTTGCATTATTTCCAGGACTACCAGCACTCTGGCAAACAGCCGTATATTCGGAAAATCTTTGCGTTCCATCATATCCTGCGGTAACACTTCCTATTAATGGTTGTTGACCTTGAATTAAATTCAATATCGGTTCACCATCTATATTCGCCTTGTCAAATTGTATTCCATCTTTTCTATTTGAATTTATTATAAATCCTTTTTTTCTTGCAAGTTCCTGTAAATAAGAATATATTTTATCTGTCAATTCTCTTTTTGATTTTATAAAAGCGTCGCTATCTCCATAGGGAAAGTCGGCAGTTATTCCAAACGGTCGTAATATCTTATTAGCAATTTGTTGCAATGTCTGACCTTTAAAATTCAATGTTTTTTCTGGACTTGTGCAGTCAATTATTATTCCAGCGCGTGAACGACATGTTATATTTGTCATTGTTGAATCTTCTGATAATGTCGGTGCCCACCCTTCTGATCGACCATAAATATAAGGCTTGCCACCAATAAATAAATCAGTTTCTAAATATGTAAACGGGTCAAGATATACACTATCTGTGTCATCTGGATTAAATGGAGCTGTAAAAGAAAAACTATCTGCTATCGAATTTATTGATCTCTCTATACCAGTTACGATCCAACCTTTAAATATTTTTCCATTTATCCTTATTGCAATTTCATCTTGACTATCTGCCGGAATTGTCTCATCTTCCTGAGTATCAAAGTCATCTTTTGGTAACCATATTACGTCACCTGGATATATATTTTTTATTCCGTCAATTCTATTTCTATCTTTTAATAATTGCTCATTCGATTTTTCAATATCGACATATTTTTCTTTACGTCCGTAAACTTTTAAAGCGATAGTATCTAAAAACGCACCTTTTGGAACGGTATAATAAGTGCCTGCTTTAGGTTTATTGTTTGCCGATACATCGTCAAAAAGTTCTTTGCGATTATCGAAAATTAGATAGTTCGGTTTACGTGGCATTTATACTCTCTTATTCCAGAATGCTCCATAACCAATTTCATTTGATTCCATAGTGCACCCGCACCATGCGCATGATAATATACAAGATGCAATTCTCGTACCCTCTCTTATTATCTCTATTTCGTTACTACCACAAAACGGACATGGTTTTAAATCACTTTCTTTACACATAAACAACTATTTCCCTCCCAGCCGGTATTTCCATAAATTCATCATTAACCATACGATTAGTTGTAATAAAAAAATCAATAGTCTCATTATCAATTTTCCCATAGTACTCATAGCACAATGTTATTATATCACTGTTATTTGTCAATATAAATTTCTTTTCTGTTTTTAAGTCAAAAGCAGTATTCAATAATAATTGATTTATCGATTTTATCGTATCTAAAAGTAAAGCCCAAAAATTATGGTCGCCTGAATATTCCTCACTTATTTTTCCAGAAGTGCGAGCTTCATTAAATGCAGTGTCAAAAATATTAAAACCTTCATTTATTTTTTCTATAGCTGCTATTGCTTCAGATCGAATTGTATAATCTGTAAATGCAGCTTGTTCACACATAACACCAACGCCGAAACCTGCGACAAGTTCCATCATAATAACATTATTACGTCTATTAGATGTCCGTGCTTCATTTTCATCGTTAAAATCTTCGCACAAATCTGTTATCATATCAAGATAACCATTTATTCTACTTAATGATTGCTCTCTTATTCTTGCGGGAGTTCTCATGAGTCTTTGAACTCCTGCTATAATATCTGCAACATCGCCTAAAACATCAATTGTATTGTTAATAGATTTTTGTATTGTTTTGAATTTATCAGAACCATCAGAAACTTTTTTACTAATTGTTCCAGTAGATTTACTTAATTTATCATTGACATTTGATTGCTCTTGCGCTTTCGCTTGACTTGACTCAATATTTTCTGCTATCTCTTCTGATTGTTCTTCCATATCATCAAGATTTTTTAATGAGTCTACTAAATTTTGATTTTCAGTTGTAGGATATACTTTTGGAAAAATTTCTACAAAAGTTACAGAAACACGTCCTACATATACACCGTTAATAAGCTCCTCTTTTTGAGAAATTGACATAGGGAATACATTTATATTTCCCCAACGTGGATGTTTTAATATACCAGGTGTTTCTTGCGAATACCTGAGAGATAACCCGGCAACAAAAGAATCAGTCGGCTGGTCATAATCCTGTCCAGTGAAATAAGCTTCAACCGGAAAAGTCCATACAGAATTACCCTGATCCTGAGTGATTGACTCATCACTATCAAGAATTTCCTGAGTGCTTCCTTTTTTGTTTTTTGACCTCTCAAGTGTATTGACATTAAAAAAATGCTCTGTACCTTCTGGGTCTATAAAACTTGCAGGTCTTAATCTATCGAATACACTCATTGAGCAACTCCTGTATTGAGGGCAAGCCCTTGAGGCATTGTTCCCTTTTGTTTTACTGTTGTATTCTCTGGAGCATTTACATTTATATCAAGTTTACCGTTTGTTGTAGTTGTATTATTATTTGTTAGAGTACGACTTTCTGGACTTGCGAAGCGAGAACCAATATTACCCTTTGCCTGTATTCCAGCCTGTAGTTCTTGTGCATTCTGTCTCATCTGTGAAATTTTATCAACATTTAAACCTAAAGCACCGCCAATTTTTTCAACACCTGCTAATACAGCGTCGATAATTTTAAACCATATATATGTAAACCCAAAAACAAAATCATAAAAAATACCTTTGACGAATTGAATTGCTTTTGCAACCTTGTTTATCATTACATCCCATACTTCAAGCATTACTTGTTTTACTTTATCCCAATTTTTAACAAGAAAAATAATTACTGCAATCAAAGCTATAATTCCAAGAATTATCCATGTAATAGGGCAAGCAAGAAATGCGGCGTTGAGTGCCCATTGTGCAACAGTCATTTTCCCAGTCACTATTGAATTCCAAATTTTAGCAGCAGATTCTGCAATTAGAGCCTTTGCGTGAGCTAAATGCATTATAACAGCTTTCCATATAGCACCACACATCATGATAAGGTTTTTTATCCAACCAATTGCAATCATTGCTTTTTGCTGTGCTATAACTGCAAGTGTATATATTTTCCATGTAAGATATAAACCTGTAATAGTAACAATCAAAGGTATCATTTTTACAAATAAACTAAAAACTGGCATTAAAGCCATACCAATATCTATGAGTGCCATTTTTATTGGTATTAATTGAGCGCCCAATTCTTCCATTCTGTCACCGAGTTTCTTTTTTGCTGCAATTTCCATTCCACCGGTTGTATCTCTTATGGCTTTTGCTGCACCACCGTATTGTATTTCAAGCTCTTTCATTATTACTGCTTGAGCTTCGGCAACTTTACCACCTTTAGCGAGACTTTTGATTAAAGCTTTTTGGTCATCTGAGAATTGTATACCAACCCGACCGAGTGCGCCTAAATTTGAAATTGGATCATTTAACGCCTTTGCAAGCATTATTGTATTTGTTCTCAAATCTGACTCTGTAGCTGCAAGACCTTTATTTTTTGACGTAAAATCTAAAACTGCTTGTGATGCTCTATCGAAGTTTTTATCTGTAATATTTGTAAATGTTAACATTTGAGCGGTAACATTTTGCAAAATTTCTTCATCACCGAAAATAGTATTTTCCTGAAATTTCATAGAATCTTTTTGCAATTGTTTTAATGTTTTACCAGCAATCCCGCCTGTTGATTTTATACCTTCTCTCACGTTTGCTACAGCTGCGGCTTGCTTGTTATGTAAGTCAATAGCTTTATTTGATAAATTAAATAAAGTATAAAATCCAAAAGCAGGTACTAAGCTTCCGGCAATTCCACGCATCTGTCCCATTGTTTTATTAGCACGTGTCATTGACATATTAGCACGGTTTAACTGTTTTTGTGTATTACTCGCGAAAGTATTAACAGACTTTGACGCGTTACGCATCGGACGCGTGACACCGTCAATCATTGAAATAGTGCCAGATATACTAAACCGACTTGACTTTGCCATTTATTCCATTCCTTCTTTCTGCAATCCTTTTATTTACAATGTTTCTTATTTCATTGACACTAGGAAGTTTTTTCTTTTTGCCTGTTTTTTCATCGTAACTCAATTCCTGTATAACCTCTTCCTCTGTAACCTGTAATTCATAAATATCATACCAGAATAAAATCTCTTTCCATGTCATTTTCATCATATCTGGTATAGACAAACCACCTCTAAAAAATCTGCCCAAAAGGCCCATTACTTCGAATTGTGCCGTGTGATCTACTTTTTTGGCGACACCCCTGGCACCATTTGGACAAAAAAACCGAGAATGATTGCAGATATAATCGATTGATCTCTATCATGTATACGTGTCAAAAATCCTATTGCAATGTCGCTATCTTCCATATCTGTACAATACGCACCGAAAAAAGCAGCAAGTGAATCAATATCATCTTTATATTTACTTATGCCTTTTTTCTTTTCCATCGGTCTTTCTTGAATTTTCAACATTGAATATTTCACTTCACCATCTTTTGTCTTTAGTGGCTTTTTTAATTTATAAGTAAATATCTCTTCAACTTCATCAAAAACAAGACGTTCGTTTTTCACTGCCATCCACAATTCTTTTTGCAAATCTTCGAACTCATCGTCAAGCAATCGAACTTCCATTAAATCTCCCCACTCTCTGATTATATCAAAAGCTTCATCTTGCGACATTTTTTCTTTTTTATTATTCTCGGTCATATCATCCTCCGATATTTGGTTTTAAGTGAGACCCCATTACTGGAATCTCACCTTTCCTGCTATTTTCACTGTAATTTTTCCGTCACTTAAAACATGCTCACCTTCAATAATTCCATTGATTGACAAAACACTTCCGTCAATAAGTGTTGCAGTTCCAGATCGAGAAGTTCCGTCTTGCAAGTTTTTAAAGGCTTCATATTCAGAAGTAGTAAAAGCACATTCCTGCTGAACATAACCTATTCTTGCCGAACCAGTAGAATATACGTCTCCATTCGGGCTAGCTTCAGTTTCAAATTGAAGGCCGTTTGTTTCGTATTCTGCTTCGCCATCAGTAGTAGGTCTTAATTTTAACCCCCCCCACTTAAATTCCCTTAATGGGCCGCCTGTTAATGCCATTTGCTAATCCTCCTTTTTAGTATAAAAACGCATATCTAACTGCGATTATTCTTAGTGCTCTTGCTTCATCATCTGTCAATTCAGCATCTATTCGACTATCATAACTTGCATTTATTTCCGATGTTATGCCAGCTATAATAGTATCAATATTTTTTGACCATGCATATGGCTCCCATAAATCTTGTATAAGTTTTGTTAAAGCTGCAACAATATCTTTTGGTGCTATTGCATAATCAACATTTGTTACCGCGCTATCATCAACAACAACTCCACGTTCATATGTATCTGATAGAAAAAGCTGCTCAAGAGAGTAAGCTTTTGCTTGTCTAACAGATATTTGCTGAACATCATACCAGCTAGTGTCTTCACCACCACTTGCATTAGTACGTCTTGACAACGCTTGATCACCGAGTCTTAGTACACCCGAGTTGTCGATATAACAATAAGACATTCCATCGTCAAAAAGTGCATCTTTTGCAGTATAGTTCATATTGATTTTATCAGGGTCAACTGTTAAACCAGTATCAAGTGTTTTAATTGGTCTGTTTGGTGACTGATTTTGATTGTCAAGATAATGCGCCATTGCTGCCGCTGACAATTCCCATTCTGGAGAATATAAGTCACCATCCCATATAGGCCAGAAATATTCACTGTTGACAATAGCTGGAAATGCTAAAGCCTCAGAATAGCTTGCTTTTTGGTAACCTGCAACATGTACGCAAATTCTATTTACTCCAGGATCTGCTCTAAGGTCTGCGCTTGTTGTGTGAAAACCAATGTTTGTTTCATCTGTAAGTGGAACGTTAAAACATGTGTACCACCTATCACCCAAAACATCCTCACCACTTGCATTTAAAAAAACATCTTCAACGCTCGGGTCTGTTGCTCCGCTTGATAAAAATCCATCTGAGTTCCCAGTTGCAACTGTTATTCCAGCCGGATTTTTAGCCTCTTGACTATCACCTGCTGGATTAATGACAACCTTAATGAAATTTCCGTAAGTTCCTTTGCCCTTTGCTGTATTAGTTACAACACCGTCAACGTTATTTGATGTTATTGGTAAATTCTGTTTTGCTGCAACCGCTGTATCATATGCATCTCCAACATTTGTTACAGTATCGCCTACAGAAACCGCTACTTGAATAGTGTCACCACCAATTGAGAAATAAAAAGTTCCTGCGCTTGTAGCTGGCCCACCTGTAAAAGTCACTGTATCACTTGCAGCCGTTCCACCAGATTCTTCTGGTATAGGAAAAGCGTAAATTCCACCACCTTGTAAAAATACACCAGGTTTTACTCTTGACATTGCGAGTGCCATTCTGTGAATCTGTGAACCAAAACCAAACTTATTTCCAACATCATCGGCACTAACAACTTTAACCGGCAAGTAGTCAACCGTTGAAGTTTTACTTGCATCATATTGCCCTATTAAACCACCTATAGGCGGGATAAATAAATCTGCAAGTGATCTTTTCACTCCAGCAAGTTCAATAAAATTCTGGCTAGCCCTTGCTGTTGTCGGCACATTATTAAAATTTATTGCCATTATTATTCCTCCATTTTTTCTAACTATATGTAAATCTTGACGACCACTCGCCAACTGTTACAAAAATTTGTGTCAAATCTGTGTCTTGACTATCAGCAGAATCATAACCAAACTCACAGGTAAAAGTAAATCTTGCCGGTGCGTAAGGCTCTGCTGATTCATCTACATCTTGCGGCTCTTGAAATTTCAAACCTAGTTTTTTAGGTTGAACTTTGTAAGGATCAAGGCCCATATCATAATTGGCCATGTTTCTTAACCCATACTCAACCTGAGCACATAAATATTGTAGTCTTTCAACTGCAACTTGATCCGCTGGTAATAATGAGCCTGGGTTTTCAACACTGTTTTCATTCCTACCCAAAACATAGCAATCAATGTGAAATGTAACCATATGATTAGCCATTGCAGAAGTATATTTATCAGCATCATAACCTTCAATTAAAATATTTACAAGTGCTTGATTTTGTATGCTTGCTATAGTGGGATGATATAGATTTGTTTCGACCCTAAAAGCATAAGCTGAATTTATAGCACTTTGAGCAGTATTCACTGCTTCTAGTGCTGTCTTAATACCTTGTTGATATTCTATCCAGTCATAAAGTGCAATCGCACCGCTTTCAGGTGTTATCTGTCCCATTATAAACTAACTCCAGAATCATTTGCTGTCAATGTTGTTACAACATAACCAAAAGTATTGTCAACCATCGGTTGAATAAATCTTCCCTGTACTGTATTTCCTTCACTATCTGTAAACTCAGCTTGCCACCCTTCATATGTTTCATTTGTTCCTGTAATAGAATCAAAATCTGAAATATGAAAAGCAACTGTCCATTTCTTGCCGACAATAGGCTGTCCCTGCGGTGTGAAATTTAGACCGATCGAAGTTATACGACCTTTTGCAGTGTAAGAAGTTCCCGAAAGGTTATATAGCTTCAAGTCGATCATATCTTCACTAAGAATTCTCTGATTGTCCGCTTGCATTCGAGTGTACAGACCCATCTTTTACTTTTTCCTTTTTGTTTTCATCTTCAATAGTTCCATTTTCCAACAATGTTTTTAATTGTTTTGTTTCCTTCCAATACCTCAAAACATTTTCAGGTACTGGTTTTCCAACTGTAAGTTTGTTAGAAATATTATTGATTTTTACCGCTCCGATAGATTTTTTAACTATCATTTTTCTTTTCCTTTTTCGAACTATTTTCTTTTGATTTTTCCTTGACAATCTTGCATCTTTTTTTTGCAATAGCTGCCCTTAAAGAATCTTCGCCCCATGTCCATTCGAAATCATAAAAAATTTGTCCAGGCTTAAGAACTCTGGGGCCAACGGTCAAGCCGCCGTGCCCCTTGCATTCTAATACCTTATATTTTTGTCCGTCTAACACTTTATTCCCTGTGTTATGTACAAATTCTCTTTTTGTTACCTTAACCATTCTCAGTTATCCTCCTCTTACCATGTAGGTAATGTTATTTCCTGAATGAAAGAAGAAATACCGGTTGTTTGCTGACCTTCGGCAAAATACCAGGCTCTTTTTTCTCTTGCAAGAGTTGAAACGTCAGGCCGAATATCGGTTTCAAGAGTTAAGTTTCTCTTAATGCCAACGTTCATGTATCTGTTTTTCTTAACAAGATAGCAAGTACCATTTGTTACACCAGAGTAAGTATAAGTGGTTGCTCTCATGTCGATAGTGTCGCCATCATAAGCAACGATAGTTGAAATCTCACTTATTGCAGGATATACTCTTTCGTTTACTGATGGAAGTCCACGCATAACCTGACTAATATGTCTTGCATCAAAAGGACTACAAAGAATCGCAAGATCATCAGCCATAATTTTACGGCCAGTTACAGGATCTTCTCTTTCTGAAATATCATCAATAGCATCAATAAGAGTATTGTATAGAAGTTCTTGTCTCAGAGTTCCAACTGTAGAAGCTGCAGTTTGCTGAACACCAGAATAAGAAAAATCTATAATTGGTGACAGTGACAGATCATTTCTTTTTGCTTCATAACCTAGAAGTACAGCGTCACTAATTTTCTGAGGATCAAGAGATTTGTCGAAAAGCTCTGCTAAAAGAGTCCAGGTAAAACCTGCAGCATAAAGATAGTGCTCTACAGTTTCACTCTGGCCCAGTCTTGTTTCACCCTGAGTTACGCTTTCCCCTTCGCCGTTGTTTTCTTCAAATACAACACCGTAAGGGAAAAACTCATCTACAGATATAATCTTGTCAGAATTAGGCATATTGATTATATTGTAAAAAGGTGCTCTCATTTCACCTTTTGAAACTTTACGCACAGAAATGTCAATTCTCAAAGCATCCCACATTGACTGCCAATCCGCTGGCAAAGTGTTTGATGCCATTCTAGGGTTGAACATATCTCTGTTAATCATTTCTCTTACTGACATCATTTTTGGTTTACCATTTTCAACCAAAGAAAAACAAGGTTGTGGAATGTCAAATGCTGAACCATATTTTTTTATGTTGTCAGTCAAAACAATAGCACTATTGGAAATAGGTCTATCATTTTCCATCATTCGATATTGTTCTTTTTCACTTGCTTTTAAATTCATCCCTGGACCAACAAGTTTAATAAGTTCGTCATGAGATGGAATTTTTATTTGAGACTCTGCATTTAAAGAGTCTTTTGTTATCATTTTAACCTTATTCATTATTTTTTCTATCCTCCATTATGCCGGTATATAAGTAATTATTGCTATTCCACGAGTATTACCCGCAGTATCACCACCTGCAACTAAAGCCGGGGTGTCACCTGCTCCAATTACACTATGCGCATCGTCAATCGTTGAAGCATAATCAACATTTGTGTCTGTTGCACATGCTATTGCATCTGTAATGTCATTTGAACCATCAGTAAGTTTCATTGTACCGTTACTTTCAGTAACTGTTGCAATTACAGACATGCCTATAACCTCATCGCCTTCACTTAGTCCACTTACTGCAATACCGCCACTTGCATCGGCTGTAATTTTTTGAACTAAAATTTTAGGCTCTGCATTGATTGTAGCAATATCTGTTGTATTTGCGTCAGCATTTGCGTCAACTTCATTTACAGCACTAACAAGGTCCGTTTGAACAGAAGTTGTCAAACTTCCAAGAGTACCAATATTTGTTGTGTTATCATCAGCATTCGAGTCGACTTCGTTAATAGCGCCTACAATAGTTCCCTGTTCGGTAGTAGTCAGGTCAGTCAGCACACCAATTTGAGCAGATAAATCTGAACCGTCCATTCTCTGAACAAAAGGAATAAATTCAACCGCTGTCTGTGCTCCACCTGTTCCCTCTTCTCCTGTTATGATACCGCAAGCGTAACGTGTTCCACTACCCGGGTCTGCATCTTCAAAAGTGCCGGCTGCACCAGCTCCACCAGAAACAAACCACAAAACATTACCTGCTGTAAATGTGTCAGTAGCTTCAACTTGCTTAGTTCTTATTTTTCTTTCGCTGTTAATGTCAATCATGCCAG